TCATTTTATCTCTCCAGATTAAGACAGACAAGGCTACTATATAAAATAAAGTATTATTCTATTAATAAAGAAAATGTATAAACCATAATAAATAAAAATAAGCTTATTTAACTTTCATTAATAGTAATATTGTAATATTTTACTACTTTAACCCTAGTTTAGCCCTGTTTTGGGGCTGTTTTACCCCTATTTCGGGGTCATTTTGGGTCTTTAGTAGGCCTTCTAGGCCGCTTCTTTTCATTAACATCTCTGCGACTAGCCCCATTATGGGGTTATCTTTGGTTATAGCTTTGATTGTACTTTGGCCTGTAGACTCGTCTAATTTTTTGCTAGCCGCACCCAGGGAACCAAAAAAAGAAGATTGAAAAGTTTCAAGCATCTCGTGGGTTCGTCCTTCAATCTCATCTATGATCGGTTCCAGAATTAATAATAAATCTTCGTCACTTTCTGTAGACTTTGCCCACTCAACCCACTTATCCTTACTCAGTTTAGCGATATAATGACTTATTCCAAAATAGAATAATGACCAAACGACAAAGTACCCCAATAGTTCTAAGGCTGAAATAACCATTTACAGGCCAAGGCCTTCTTTAGCTCTTGTCAATGCGGTTTCCTTACCATAGGTTGGACGTACTACAATACTTTCGAATGGAGCTTTAGTTATCTCGGCATCCTGTGCCAATTTCAATAATGCAATTATCGCGCCTAAATTCATGCGAGACCTTTACCACCAAATTTAAAATCCTTTGGCAATTCAAAATCCATAATAGTCCCTACTAAACCTTTTCCTACTTTCCTCCCCAAAAGAAAACCTAACCCTGTGGGACCTGTCAGTGAAACCAACGCCGTATCTTTTAGGGTTTGTTTTTGATTATCGGTTAAAGTAATGTTTAAGGCATCTTCTTGAGCTTGTAAAAGTAGTTCAAGCAACAAAGGGAGAAAAGCAACCAAAGCCGCCGCCCCAATTAATATCGGTGTATTTTCGTTGGCTAAAATTGTATTGATATTTTCGTGTATCTTATGTCTCGATAAACCGTCACGCTCTGCCGCCGTGAGCTTTTGAATCTCCACATCTATTGGTACTGCTTCGTAAGTCATTAGCGCCTCTTTTTCTTGCCTGCGGGGGTTTTCCTGAACGCTACCGCCATTTTCTTAAGATTTAGTTTACCGTTACGATATCGGAAACGTGGCTTCTTGGAATTTGCTTTAACGTATTTGTTCCAGGCTGATAGTTTACGCTTAGGTTTTCTAACTTTTCCAGTATAGATTGCTTTAGAATAATCTATCCTTTCCCCAGAATACATACCCGCACCTATCTTAGTTCCACATTCAGGACAGTACTTCGGCATCACTGCACCTCTTTACCTTCTAGAACTACGGTCATACTGCCTGTGGGGCCCTGTGCAAGGATCTTCATGCCCGTATTGGGAGGGATCGTATAGTATAAGTTAGGGAATTGGGGCCCGACACCTGCATCTATGATCAGGAACTTGCTAACGTGGAGGGCCTCTCCGTTTCCCTGTACGGTCCAGGAGAGTGCATCACCCGCAGAACATCCGCTATAATCGAGAGAGACGTTGGTGACGACACTATAGAACCTATTAGGAGAGATAAAATCCAGTAAGGTTGTACCGCCTGCGGTTAATGCTTCTAGGCCGCTCCAGGCGAAAACATGATCCCCAAAGAAGTTCAGGGTCGGCCCCGTCGAAAGTGTCATCCGTAAACTCTACCAGTAATGATCCCATAAGTTAAGTTATCTGTGGCGCTGTCTGTAAGAGCTTCAATCTTAACCTTAGTATATGGTGGTAAAATTAATCTACAGGGATCATTATCAAAACCCTCCTGCACATTATCATCGAGAATTGATCTCATTACTATTGAATCATTTAGAGAGACTATGTATCCTATGAACTTTGAACTGTACAAAACATTTAAATCAATACCAAAACTAAACTTCGCTTTAATCACACTAGAACCTGTTTCAAACTCTAGCAGAGTTTTGGTTTCATTGTTAATACTAATAGTTCCCGAATAAGCATAACAAAATTTACCAACATAATTGAGACTTTTCCCTACTGAAGCAGTAAACTGCGGCCCATAACCAACGCCTTCAGGCATTGTTCAATTTACTCGAATGTGATCGTGCAGCTAGAATCGATAGTCGCGTTAGTTGTTACCGCGACTTGGATATCCAAAGTATTACCAGAAGTTACACCCAGGGCGGTCTTTTCCTGAACAACACAGTTTGCTACTCCAGTTCCACCACTTGCGGCCTGTGCGATCGCAGGACCCATGAACGTAGCGTCGCCCTCTTGGAGGGCTGTCCCCGTTAACTTGAAACCTGAACAAAAGTCCGCTCCAGTTCCAACGCTACTAACTCCCATTGATATGGAACTTATTTGCGATACTCCAGAAGGCACAACCAGGGAAAGCCCCGATGATGCAAACTGATTATTCATGCTTTGGAAACTAGTCGTTGCGCTCAACGCTGCTTCCGTACGTGTGACTACTATTGCCATTGTTTATGCCCTCACTTTAATTGGTCCAAGGGAAGCCAGAACTGGCGAGCCCCGTGATAATGTTTTAACTGCAACCTTGGCAACCATGCTCCCTATGAGCGTTTTTATGATCGCTTCTTTATTTTTCTTTGCAGCCTTTGATAAAGTCGTTAAACCTGCATTAAGATTACCTGCTAAAAGAGATTGTACAGCTGTACCTGCATCTACTTGTGTAATTAAAGCAAGTGCAGTACCCGTTTCAATTACATTTATTCCAAATTGCCTTGGAGCTCTACGCCTTGCTCTGCCTCTACGTCTAACCATACTGTGGCGACAGGGTTTACCTACTTAAACGTGTCTACTTCTCGAGCATATAGGTGATTACCTGCGTTTTATCATCACCACAGTCGATACAGGTCCAGTCTTCCCCTTCTTTTTGTTCATATTCCTTATAGTTACTGCATCCAGTACACCAGGTAATAGGGCCGTGGTTCTGTTCTTCCTTCTTTTGGTCCGCGATCATAGCCTTTCGCAATAAACGATTAATAAATTTAGAGGCTTTAATCTTCTTTTCATTACAGACTTTCTCCATATAGAGCAATTCTTGAAGTCCTAACGTGAATGACTTACTTGCTACAAACTCTTTTTTCCTACCCATTAGTTTTTTTTCTCCAACCAGTTGAATAATTAATCTCTGTGTTTAGCTCTGCAAATACTTGAGAGCATGTCGGGCAATACATGAAAGGATCGCCTACGACATCCCTCACGTACTTCAGCTTTTTATTACATTTTTCGCAAATCATTTTATCTCTCCAGATTAAGACAGACAAGGCTACTATATAAAATAAAGTATTATTCTATTAATAAAGAAAATGTATAAACCATAATAAATAAAAATAAGCTTATTTAACTTTCATTAATAGTAATATTGTAATATTTTACT